TAAAGAAGCTAATGGGCGCACCTTTATTTAAGCTAAAGGGGGGTGGTTGGCCAGGAAAAGAGTTTAAAGCTCAGTCCGATTGTAAAGCTATGGCCAATGGTAAGACAATATAAGTGTAGTCTAATCCTCTTTAATTGAAGTCTATTAACAGGGGAAAATAAATGGCTAATTATAATTCAGATTACACTGGAGCGCAAATTGACAGCGCAGTATCCAGAGCAAATTCAACCGATGTAACAGCAGGAACAGTCGCAGCGAGTAAGGCGGTTGTTGTTGATTCTAACAAAGATATAACAGGATTTCGGCATATTACAGCTACGGGAACTGTTACTGCAGCAAACGTAAGTCTTACGGGCAACGTAGATTTAGGAGACGCAAGCGGAGATACCGTAACAATAACAGGATCGATAGATTCCAATCTTATACCAGCGACAGATGACACTTATGATATAGGTAGTTCTAGTTATGCTTGGCAAGATATTTACTTAGAAGGCGACATATATTTATCCGATGCTACAGAAATAGATGTAGCGAGTGGAAATTTAACCATAGACGTTGCTGGTGATATAGAAATCAATGCAGATGGCGGTGATATTACCTTTAAAGATGCCTCTAGCACACTTGCAGCAATAGATTCTAGTGGAGATTTTAACGTAGCTGGTTCAATCGAGACAGCAACAATAGATTATACCGATGGTGATTTAGCCATAACCATCGCAGACGGTGGGGGCGTTACCTTTGCTCAGACTTCAAGCCAGGTATCAGGTTCTACTATCGGAAATGTAACGATTGCCAATGGCTCTATCACTGATTCCTCTGGTGCAATTAGCTTTGGCAACGAGAATTTAACTACAACTGGCTCTTCAACTGCTGGTAGCTTTGTTACTGGCACATTAACTGTAGATGACGGATCAATTACTGATAGTGATGGTAGTATATCATTTGGTGATGAGAATCTAACGACTACAGGAATAATCAGCTTCGGAACATTAACCGACTCTGGTGAGTCAATCGCAGTTACAAAGTTTGTCGATGAAGGTGATGGTATTTCAAGTAATGATAATGACACAACAATTCCTACTTCTGCCGCAGTTAAAGATTATGTGGATACAAAGGTTACCGCTGAAGATCTTGACCTAACAACTGATTCTGGTACAATAGCGATTGATCTTGATTCTGAGACTTTAACTTTAACTGGTGGAACAGGAGTAGATACTTCAGCAAGTTCTAATACAGTTACTTTTGCTTTAGACTTAAATGAATTAGCTACTGAAACAACGATTGCTGATGCAGACTTTATTGCGATGGTAGATGCAACGGACGATGGCTCTGGTAAAATAACTTTTGAAAATTTAGAAGATGCAATATTTGCATCTGTAAGTGGTGATATAACGATAACTGAAGGCGGAGTTGCTGCTATCCAGGCCAATTCAGTTGTTTTAGGTACAGATACGACAGGAAATTATGTAGCAACGGTTGCAGATAGTGGCGGTGGCGGTATCACAGTAGCCAATAGTGGCTCAGAATCCGCAGCAGTTACTTTAGAATTAGATATTAAAGGATTAACAGACGATGCGATTGCAAGTGGAGACTTTATTGCCTTCTCTGATGAAGGTGAATCTGGTGATCCAGCGAATCGTGGACAGATTGATGATGTAGCTACCTTATTTGCTGGAACAGGCTTAACTGCCTCAAGTGCGGTGATTGGCGTAGATGCAAGTCAAACTCAAATTACAAGTGTAGGAACACTCGGAGCTGGAGCAATTTCAAGCGGATTTGGTGCAATAGATATTGGCTCAAGCACAGCAAACTTTGGTGCGACAACTGTAGACAGTTTAAGTGCATCTGATGGAAACATTACTAATGTAGGGGATATTGCCCTGGATAGCATTAGTGCTGATGGTACTGATATTAATATTGCGGTATCTGATAATTCTGCAACTGCTTTAACAATTAAACAAGGCTCTGATGCTTATCTAATTATAGATACTGCAAATAGTAGTGAATCAGTAGCAATCGGAACTGGTATTTCTGGAACAGCGGTATCAATAGGTCATGGAACTTCTGAAACAATAGTTAATGATAACCTTACTGTAACAGGAGATCTTACTGTATCAGGAACAACCACGACAGTATCTTCTGGAACGCTAACTATTGGAGATACTTTAATAAAATTAGGTCAAGCATACACAGGAAGTGCTTACGATCAAGGAATTGTATTTACCAGGGGCGATGGCTCAAGTACCAATACGCAGAATATGGCTTTTATCTGGGATGAATCCGCTGATACTTTCGCAGCAATTAAGGCTGCAACTGAAGCAGGAACAACTTCAGGAAATGTTACGATTACAGATCATGTTCCTTTAAGAGTTGGTGCTTTAACAGCAGACGATGCTTCAACTTTTACAAGTACAATATCTGCGGCAACTGGCTCTACCATTGGCAATTTAACTTTAGCTAATGGTTCAATAACTGACAGTAGTGGTGCAATAGATTTTGGAAATGAAAATTTATCAACCTCTGGAACATTAGGTGCTGGAGTAGTTACTGCAACTGGCTTTACAATCGGAAGTGCAGTTATCGCAGAAGCCGAATTAGAAATGATAGATGGGATTACTGCTGGAACAGCAGCAGCATCAAAAGCAGTAGTTTTAGATGGCTCAAAAAATATAGCTACACTCGGAACAATAGGATCTGGAGCAATTACTGCTACAGGATCAAGTTCTTTTGCAACCTCTATTAAAACACCTTTAATAGAATACACCGATGGCGATGATGCGATAACAATAGCAGATGGTGGTGGAATAACCGCAGCTGCTGGAATAACCTCAACTGCTGCATCAAATAGCTTTGGGGCAACTGCTTTTAGTGGAGTTGTAGATATAACTGATGCAACAGATTCATCTGATGCCACAGGAGATACTGGAGCATTAAGAACTGAAGGTGGTGCAAGTATAGCTAAAAAGCTTTATGTAGGAACTGACCTTGACGTTGAGGGAACAGCTAATTTAGATGTAGTAGATATAGATGGTGCTGTAGATATGGCAAGCACATTAGCTGTGGCAAGTACATTAACAGTAACTACAGACGATGAAAATGTTGCAAGGTTTGACGGACTTCTAGGTAACATAGATTTCAGATATGGTATTGACATGGAGTTTGACAGGGCAGGCATAGTTTATATAACAGCAAACAATGGCTCTGGGGAATTACAGTTACGCACAGGCGGTCAAAACCCAAGACTTCATATTGACGAAACAGGCAAAGTTGGAATTGGTACTGCTTCGCCAGGTCAATTAGTCCACATTAAAGGAGCAGTTCCTACAATATTTTTTGAAGATTCAACAAATGGAGATTTAGCTTTTATAGGAGATTCGCAAGACTTTCTTACAACAGGGGCAAGTGCTGATTCTTTTGGAATTAGAAGTCAAGGTGATATTCTTTTTGGGACTAATGGTAATAATACAAGAATGATTATTGCAAGTGATGGCAAAGTCGGCATTGGTACTACTTCGCCAAAAACTGCTATTCATACAGTAGGAGCAACAGGAAATCCTGCAACTTCTGGTACAACACCTACTGCTATTGCGAGATTTGCTTCTACTTATAATTCAGTTCTTGATATTGGTCAGCACGCAAGTCCTTATGCAATGTGGATTCAATCACACGATGCAAGCAATCTTGCTCAATATTATAATTTATCTTTGCAACCTGATGGTGGCAATGTCGGAATTGGTACTGCTTCTCCTGCGGCAAAGCTTTTTATAGACCAAGATTCTAATACTACAGCTTTTAAAATAGATGGAGAAAATACAACAACTAATGTTTTTACTATTGAAGCTGATGCCTTAACAACAGGTGCAGGAGCATACGTTTATTCTGATTCAGATTCAACAGGCACAAGGAATCTTCTTGAAGTTCAAAATGACAACGCTTCAGCATCAGGAACAACAGCATTAAAAATTAAGCAAGATGCACCAGCACTTGGTATGAAAATTGACCAAAATGGAGATGCTTCAGCAATATTAATTGAATCAGCATCTACATCAGCAAATGTTTTAAATCTATCAAGTATGGAAACAACAACTGGAACAATAATTACTCTTAATGCTTGTGATGATTTAACCTCAGGCAAAGCATTATACATTGATTCTAACCATGATGACAACACAGGAAGAATTTTAGTTTATATTCAAAATAACCACGTTAATGCAAATGAAACAAGATGCTTTTACTCACAGCAAGATGCTAATGGAATTAATGGAGAATTTAGAAGTGCTAATGGAAGTTTTACAGACACGACTCTCTATATTCCTGTTGAAAGAAGTTCAAATTCAGGATTTAATTTTATAAGAACATTCACAACTGGGGATAGTGATTCACAGCACGCTTTAAGAGGTGATGGTCAGACTTTAGCAGATGGTGCTTATAGTTCAGGTGGTGCTGATTATGCAGAGTATTTTGAATCTAAAGATGGAAAAGCAATGACAGTAGGAGTAACTGTAAAACTTGACGGAGATAAAGTTGTTGCTTGTGAAGATGGAGACACACCTATAGGTGTAGTAAGACCTTATGGAAATTCAATAGTAATTGGTAATTCAGAACCTCTTAAATGGACAAGTAAATATTTAAAAGATGACTATGGTGCTTATATTAAAGAAGAATATACTTTAACAGAATGGATTGAATACACAGATGAAATAAGAACAGAAGCAAAGAATGGAAAAGATGCTGTTTATGAACATAATGATTTTTGCTACCATACTGATAGAGTTCCCTCAGATGTTACAGTTCCAAGTGACGCAGTTGTTATTTCTAAAGATGGAAATGGAAATAAATTAATGAGAAATAAACTTAATCCTGATTATGATGAAAGTAAAACATATAAGCCAAGAGAAGAGCGTGATGAATGGTGCTTAATTGGTTTGCTTGGTCAAATACCAATAACCAAAGGACAGCCAATGGCAAGTAACTGGATTAAAATGAAAGATATTTCAGATACAGTTGAAATGTGGATGGTTAAATAATGCTTAAAGGCTCTGCATATTTCTTCTTAGGATTTTTAGCTGGACTTGTTATTGTGGAACTGACGGATGGCAAACCAGCTAAGAAAGTCAATTACTATACTAATGACCAGTATATGGTGAGATATGTTTATAGACCATTTCCAAGTCATTACTACCATCACAGAATGCAACCAGATACTTTTAACAATCAAAGACCTCAAAGACAATCTTCTAATAGTGGAGAAAATAGAGGCAATACACAAACTAACACTTTTAACCATACTGCTCAAGAAAGAACAGAAAGCTGGGGAACTAAAAATTAATGGCTAAAGAATTAAGTGAAGAAAAGATATTAGGATCTAAGTTTACTTTGTCCTTACAGACGATGATCGCTGCTGGAACTGGTTTAGCATCTTTGATCGGAATGTGGTATGCCTTACAAGCAGACATACAAGAAGCTAAAGAATTACCTGTGCCTTTATCGTTATTTGATGAAGAATATCCAAGCAAAGCAGAAGGCTACAATTGGAGTCCATCTTATGAGCAGTATAAACAGCAAGTAGGAAACCTTCAAGAAAATCAAGATGAAATCTTTGATATGGTTGAAGAGCTACAAGAAAAGATTGAAAAACTTGAACAGCAAGTTATTAATCTTAGGATTGCAGTACAATGAGGTGGCTATTATTACTAACATTAGCTTTTGGTCAACAAAAGGTAACAGACTCTAATTTTTACGGAGCTATTTACAAAGGGATGCACTTAGTAAGATTTACTGCTGAATGGTCAAAAGACAGTAAACAAAACTTTTATCAAGGCAAATTTATTGTAGATGGTGATAGTGCTTATATGGGAACACAAATGATGATTTTGCCTGCAAAAAATGTAAGTAAAACAGTAAGAAAATTAAGATTAAGGAATTTTCCAAGTGTAGTTTTATTTAAAGATGGTAAGAAAGTAAAAACTTGGAAAGCAGATTTTGATGGCAAGCTTGAATTAACCACAGACGATGTTAAAAAATCAATCGATTGGCATTCAAGAGGAAATGATTAAAAAAGATAAAGTAGAAAACTTTTTAAACACATTACTTAGTCTTACTGGCATCGCTGGTATTGTTTATGTGTTTATGATCGTATCGTCTTGCGATGACAATACTTATATAGCTGGATACAATAAAGATTTTGAAGAGATTAATCAGCAAATATTTGAAGTCGACTCATTATTAATAAGAATAGAAATGGAATTGGATTCATTGTATGAAAGCGATTAGTGAAGATGCTCAAGTACATATCTCCGTTGCTTTTCTTATTAAAGCAATGCTTGCGGTTGGTGTGGTTACAGGATCTTGGTATCAAGCTCAAATGAAATTTCAAGAAATATCTATAAGGCTTAATGATATTGAAGATAGAGTTACAGTATTAGCTACTGATGTTCAAGGAATGAAACAAGAACATCTTAATGAATTAGAAGAAGAAGTTAAAGAGCAACGAAGCTTATTACAAAAAATGGGATTGAAGAAACCATAATGGCAATCACTTATAGAGGACAAAAATTTAGAGGCTATAATAAGCCAAAGAGAACACCAGGACACAAAACAAAGAGTCATGCGGTACTAGCTAAAGTAGGGAAAAAGGTAAAATTAATAAGATTTGGTCAACAAGGCGTTAAAGGCGCTGGTAGTAATCCAAAGACAGCTAGAGGAAAGGCCAGAAGAAGGTCTTTCTTGGCAAGACACAGGGCAAATATCAGAAGAGGAAAATTCTCTGCTGCATATTGGTCAGCAAAAGTAAAATGGTAAAAAGGAGTTCAAATGTCAAAAAAAGAAAAACAAAACGAACCGACTCTTGTTCTTGATGATAAAGAATACAAGATCAACGACCTGGGTGACGATGAAAAGCTAATTGTAGCGCATATTAACGATCTAAATCGTAAGGTTGATAGCGCACGCTTTAATCTTCAGCAGATCGAGATAGGTCGACAGGCTTTTGTTAATAGCTTAAAGGCTAAACTGGAAGAACCAGCAGTCGAAGCATAAATCGTTTTAGGGGGAATATGGAAAAACTACTGATACAAGAGTGGGGTATTGTTGGTTGTCTTTTGGCCTTATTTTTTGGTCAAATCATGTTCCTCCAAAAAACGCTAATGAAAAAATTAAATGAGACAGATGAAAAGGTCATAGCGCTCATTAATAGATGGAATCGCTCGGATGAATCTCGTGACAGAAGGCACGAGGATATTATAAAAGAGATCAATGACATTTCAGATGATCTTAATTTTTTAAAAGGTAAAAGCGAAAAATGAAAAGAGCTGAAGTAGATAGTTATCGTGATGAAGTATTAGAGCGTATGACACGCCTAGAAGAAAAGCATCAAGCACACTTCGAGGTGACAAAAGAGATCAGAGTTGATGTAAAGGCTCAGAATGGTCGAGTACGTTCTTTAGAGAACAAACAACAATGGTTTACTGGGATACTGGCAGCAATCACTTTCGTTTTTAGTAGTCTAATCGCATGGATTAAAGGAGCTAGTTAATATGGAAGAATTTGTAAGAGTTTTAGTAGAAAATTGGGAATATGCAATAATTGCTATTCTTGCAATCGATAAAGCAGTTGCCCTATCACCCTCTACTTGGGATGATCTTTTATGGACAAGTGTTAAAAAAAGTATTTATAAAATAGCAGGAAAATGATATGTTAAAAAAGTTAGTAAGAAGTCTTGTACGCAAACATGGTATGAAAGGTCTTTTAATAAAGATCGGTGACTGGGCGGTATCAGCTAGTAAGAATGAAAAAGATGATGAAGCTTGGGAATTAGTCGTAAAGCCTTTTATTGAAGAAAACTTCTAAATGGTAAGCATTAAGCAAATGCGCTCACTTATTGAACGTACTTGCAACGTAATGGGTGAAAAATATGCCTCTAAAAGTGCGGTAGATATGGTACTGGCCACAGGCATTATTGAATCACGCTACGAGTATATTACGCAAATGAATGATGGCCCAGCGAAATCTTTCTTTCAAGTAGAACCAGCAACCGCAGTAGATAATCTTGCCCACTATCTAAAGCATCGACCAGAATTAATGCAGAAATGTGCTGAAGCAAGTGTAGTAGATCTAAAGTATTGGCAAACTTATGATGAAAAGCTATGGGCAGATATACTTGAAAAGAATATTGCTGCTGGCATAGTGCATTGTCGTATTAAATACTGGAGAATACCTAAACGTATGCCAACAAGTGTAGAGGGAATGTCGCATTATTGGAAGGATTACTATAACGCTGGTGGTAAAGGTAATTCAGAAGAGTTTGTTGAGCAAGTAACTAAATGGCTACGATAAGTAGTCGAAAAGGGTTTAAGTAATGACATTATCCGAACAGATGCAGGCTATGATGGATGAGATGAGAGCAATAAAATTATTAACAAAAAGTATTGCTAGAGATATGGATAATGATATATCCATCAATGGTGTAAAGAAGATTGCAAACCTAATGACGATGATCGAGGGTTTACATATTCCAGATATAGTCTGTTCATTTGAAGAGGTTAATAGCATGGAATATTTTGATGACACACAAAGTGGAATGGCATAATGGCAACATATTTAGAAGCATTTTGTAATATTACAACCGACCTAATGGGCGTAGAGCCTAATATCGACAACTATGATCGGAAGCGTTTAATTCAGAACTTTCAAAGTCACGCATCAAATGTTTATGTGGCTTTTAACAGCGGTTATGTATCGCAAAGTTATATTGATGGTAAAGAGATGAATATGCAAACTTCATTGGGAGCTGTAGATTCTTCAGATGATGCGTATTTTGATTCTGCTGCTGATGCTTTATATGTTTATAGTTCTGTAGACCCAGATAATTTAGTCTATGAAGCAGCAGAGGACTGGGCCACCATTAAACAGCGAGTGGTCAATGAGCAAGCAGACCGCATTCGCTCTTATATCAATCGACCAATATTTAAACGTACAAAGGCAGAAGATCAAGGTGCATCCAGTCGTGACTATGATTTTGTACTGATCAATGCGAATGCAGGGTTAGCCTGTGCAGATTTAATGCGAGCAGTAGACCCAGAACGGTCTAAAGACATCGAAGAGCGCTACATCTCACCTGATGGTGATGGAATGTTAGACTTATTAAAAAGAGGCGATTATGCGCTTTGGCACGAAGCAACCTATGAGAAGAATGAAGGAATGCTTAGACCTATAAGTTTGAACGCCAATACTACAGGCGGTATCCTGGATACTAAAATGACAGCTTTACCTTCTGTAGATTACGATGATGTGCGTGTAAAAATTACTGCTGGGGGTACATTTACTTCTGGTACAGCGAATACATCCGTAAAATATTCAGTATTTGTTAAGAACGACACTGGACTTGCCATAGATGAGGTTGTGCAATCTGAAGAAATCAATGGCGATTATCAAGGGTTGGCTTACGGAATGTATATAAGATTTGGAGAGGGTGTCTATACTACTAATGACCAATGGGGCATTATTGTAGTAGGACAACCAGAGGAGTATGGTTCAGTTAAATCAGAGCAAGTAAGTAGGAGATAGGAATGCCAAAAGGTAAAGGTTACGGTTACGCAACCACAAAGAAAAAGAAGAAAAAGAAGAAAGTTCGTGTTATAAAACGTAAGTAATGTTTTATGGCAACACAGTACACTTCAGTCCTTCGAGCCAATGTTATTGAGCCACTAGAGTCCTTAATCAAGGGCGAGTTCAATAAACTTCCAGTATATTACGATAAAGATTTTCAAAACAGAGGAAACTTCTTCCTAAGATTTATCCCTGTGCAAGATCAATTAGACCAACCCACCACCGAAGATCAAATTAGAATCTATGGCATATTACTGCGATTGTATCGAAGGACACCTGGTGTATTTAGCAGACGTAATAATCTTGAGCAATTAATGAACTATGCAGATAGAGTAAAGCGTTTGATCGGTAATAATTCAAACTACAGTCCTTCATCAAGCTATAAATGGAATGATGCAGTAATAAGTTTTGTGAATTATGAGCCAGAATTAGAAGATGAAGAGATGGATTATCAAGTAGCAGACATCATGTTTAATTGTAATGTGCTAGTATGATTACTTATAATAAAACCTATAATGAGAATGTATTAGATAACTTGAGGTCATTGGTGGCTCAAGAATTTAGAAATGTACCTATTCGTTATGATAAGGTCTATCGTGGTAACTCATTTTTCCAACTTACACCTCAAAGAGATGAAATTGTAGAATTGCGCTCAGATGGAGCGATTAGAGAATACTCAATACTTTTAACCTATAATGAAAAAGAACGTGGTAGGTACACCAAAAAACGCAGTTTAGATACACGCATTGACATTATAGAGCGACTAAAAGAAGTATTGAGAACAAATGTGGCAAGTATTGATGAGTTTTCAAATTTTATCACTTCTGCTGGTAGGAATTTTATTACCAGTGATGGTGATGAATTAAGATTGATCAGAAGGCCAATATTAATTACAAGCTTAGATCGGTTTGTTATTGATGCAAATGGACTAGCGTTTACAGTGTTTCCAGCAGCCAATTCTTATGAGTGGCATAACGCAAGATTGGATTCTGTAAACTATGATTTAGAAAGTGAACACCCTTCTTACTTAACTGCGACTTTAGAGTTTAAATGTTTAGTGGAAGAGGTCTATGCGTAAACGATTAAGGTATTAATGATGGCAAAATATAAGTCAAATAAATTTATAGATCAGTTCGACAGTTACAAAGGTTTAAAGAAAGATGACTGGGAAGCTTTTAACCGAGGAGAAATTGTCGAATTAGATGAAGTACCAGAAGCAGCAAAAGATTTTTTAGAAAAAGTAAATTCCAGTAAGAAGGAGTCTAAGTAATGAGCGCTTTAGATGGAGCAGCCTATTCACCGAAAGAGTTTCAGTTAGCGTTTGTAGCTGAATCAACCATAGGAACAGCAAACGTAAGCTCAATGCAGTTAGTTAATATTGACAGTATTGAGATGCCTAATTTTAATTTAACTCAAGTCTTAGATCCTCGTAGTGGCTCAAGTGGTCGTGTCTTTGATGTAGATGATGCACATATTGACGAAAAAGGTGTAGCAAAAGAGATAACCTTCTCTGGCGTTTTTGATGCCGCAGTAGCTCCTTTTTTAGTTCAGAACTGCATAGGACTTGTAGAATCTAGTGATGTAGTGACTATTCCTGCTACTTATACACCACCAGAGCTTGAGACTGGAGATAATTCTTCTGTTACGATTGCAGATACAATTACAATAGCAGTTATCGCACCAGCTACTTCTGGTGGAAATAGATCTATCATCTTCCCAGGGTGTACGATTACTAATCTTACAATCTCTGGTGATATGGCTAATGAGTCAGGTAGATTAAAATTCTCAGCTACAGCTAAGACAGGCTATATTAGTAGCTTTACGCAAGCTGCGCCATCCTCACCTTCCGCATACGGAACAAGTTTTTATTCACTAGCTACTTTAGCAGGCACAGCACAGAAAACAATCGCTGGTGCTGAACATTGTGTTATTCAAAGCTTCTCATTGAATTTAGAGAATCCATCAGAATATATTGGACAGAATGATGCTAATGGAAATCCAGAAGCAATAGTTCGTGCAGTTCCAGAACTTAGCGCCACACTAGATGCTACTGTTAAATATGATAATCAAACAGCCGAGCTTCCAACTACAATGAAAGCTGGAACAACCGTTGTTTCAAACCTTGCTAATCACGCAACGATTGGAAGTGCTACAAGTTTTGGCTTTATAGGTAGCTATGGTAAAATTACTAGCGTAGCATACAATGAAGCCAATGCGATGATGTACGATGTATCAGTTAAATTTGGTGCATCTGGTGCAAATGCGATGTTAGCTATTAGAACATAAAGAATTATGATAAAAACCCCACATGGTGAATTTGAAATTCGCCCTATCACCTTTGGTGAACGTAGAGAATTACATCGATTGGAAATGAAAGTGTTTTGGGATGACGAAATAGAACGAGATGCTTACTTTGATCTTCTAAACTGGTGTATGACTAAAGCCTTCCAAGATCCAGAAGAAACCCTAAAAGACCTAGACGATGCACAGATAGATGAAGTGCTTAATGAAGTCTATTTAGAATATAAAGGTCTTACTAAAAAAAAGACCAAATCAAAGTCAGGGTAGCCACCTGGTGTAACTTCTTCGGCTGGGGAAACAGTCTTTACCCAGTCAAATTCGAGTCTTACGAAGCACAAAGTCCAACTTTATCTAAAGTAATTACCTTTACTGAAGATGAGATATGGGATGAGTGTCAGCGTATTATTGAAGAAGATAAACACAATAAATTCTCTTTAGGTCAAAACTTGTATTATAATCTTAATTTCTTTTGTAACCCTAAGTTCTTTATGGATAGGGAGATAGAAGGATATATAGACGATTACTTTGTATCCACTAAATTTAATTTACCTCTCGCAAAAACCTTACATGAAGCCGATGCTAAGACCATTGACATCTTTCGTCTTATTAGTGAGGAGATTAGTGCTTGCGAGAAACGATCAAGGGAAATGAATAATGGCAAATAAATTTGTAATTGAAGTCAGAGCCAAAGGGTTTACGAACCTTAATCAGCAGTTTAGTAAAGCTGATGGTGCGATGAAGAAATTTGATAATACTGGCGGTAAAATTAGAGGTACTACTTCTGGTATTAGAAGAGAAATAGGTGCTTTAAGAAATAACCTCTTATTATATACATTTGCTGTAGGCGCTGCTGCTAGAACAATGAGTAGTTTTTTAACTGCTGCTTCTAATATGCAGGAGAGCGTTAGTAAATTTAAAGTTGTATTTGGAGATGCTTCCGATGAAGCGTTAGAATTTGCCAGAACATTAGCTAGTAGCTTTCAAAGATCGGAAGCTTCTATTATAACATTAATGGCCTCTTTGCAGGACACTTTTGTTCCTCTAGGATTTTCAAGAGATGAAGCAAGAAAATTATCAGAAGCCTTAACTCAGCTTTCATTTGATATAGGATCATTTAATAACGTAGCAAGTCCAGAAGTGGCACATGCGTTAACTTCCGCTATTGTAGGAAACCATGAAGCTGTAAGGCGTTTTGGTATTGTGCTTACAGAGGCTCAGTTAAAACAAGAAGCTTACAATACAGGAATTTTTAGAGGCACTGGTGAAATGAATGCACAACAAAAAGTGCTTGCTAGAGTTTCTGTTATATTAAAAAGCACTAAAGATGCTCAAGGTGATCTCACAAGAACACAACATGAATTTGCGAACCAAACTAGAAAGGTTCAAGAACAATTAAAGGATCTTCAGATAGAGATTGGTCAAGTATTAATACCAATGGCTTCTTTAGGTTTAGAATTTCTAAAAATTGAACGTATTAAAGGTTATGCAGCAGCAATCAGTCTTGCTGCAACTGCTTATGGAGTATATAGAGCGCAGGCATTATTAGCTGCTGGTGCTACAACTACTTTTAAAGCTGCATTAGTAAAAACTGGAATTGGAATTGCGATTGTTGGACTAGGCGAGCTTGCAGCACGAACCATTTTTGCTAAAGATGCTACTGAAGATTACACTGGTTCTATAAAGAATTTAGATAGTGTAATGGCTGATTTTGTTAGCGATGACGATAACAATGGTTTAACATATTTTCAAATGATGGCACATCATCTTGGTAAAGATGGCGTTAGAGCTTTATTAGAAGATATACCGCCAGTAGTAGATGAAGTAAAACAAAAATTTGATGAGCTAACAGCCAGAGATCAAGACATGGCAGAGTTAATGGAAACTTTTAAAGATACTGGTGATTTTATGGATCAGTTCTTTAATGAAGCTTTAGCAGAGCAAGCTGAAAAATCGAATGAAGCAGCAGAAGGCTTTAATCAAATGAATAAAGAATTAAAAATGTCTGATATGGCAAGAGCTGAAGCGGAAATAATGAGAACCGCTAATGGAATGAAATCCATAAGTGACACAGCAGCTAGAGCTGCCTTACAAGCTGACGACATGGAAGAGGCATTTACTAAAGCTATTAGGTCAATAGCAGCAGAATTAGCAGCGCAAGCTGCATCATTTGCAATTTTAAATATGTTGACTGGTGGTGGATTTTCAGCATCGCAAGCTGGATTTAGCTTATTAGGGTCTATATTCGGTCACACAGGCGGAGCGGTTACTAAAAAAGGCGTACAAGCTTTTGCTAAAGGTGGTATGGTTCAAGGAAAAGATAATGTACCTATACTAGCTCAAGCAGGCGAGTTTATTATGCGTAGAGAAGCAGTACAGAATATTGGCTTAGACCAGCTACATCAAATGAATCAATCAGGTCAAAGTAATAATATGACTGTTAATATTTCTGCACCAATGGTAGATGAAACAGTTGTAGATCATATTATTCCAGCCATTGAAAAAGCAGCAAGGTTTAATTTAGCATGAGCCTAAGTTTTAACGGTTCTCAAAATGCACATGGGATTGAAGAGAATTGGCTTTTCAATATTACACATTCTGGCGGTAATTTATATTTAGCACTAGCCGATGTGACTCATAGCTCTAATTTTTATTATGGTGCTATAACCAATAATCCAAGTATTCGTGAAAGCCTTGATATTGTCAGATCAAAAGCCAACACATCAAACATTACATTAAAAATAGCTGATTTTGAATACAATGGTAGTCCTATTTCTGAAGAGTTCTTTGGTGGGTCTAATCACTACATTAATAGAAGTGTATCAGCATCTATTAAGGTTGGTTCTGATAACCCAGTAGTGGTTGGTACGTTTCGTATCTTAGATATAAGTTATGACGGTGATGCAATTACAATGCAGATGGCTGCCAAAAGACCCTGGGATGGTATAGAATTGCCAGTAGATAAAAGTACTACTGGTGTCTATGTGCCAGTAGTTTATGGTAACTATTCTGGACATGCTTCTAATGTATTTATGACAGGAAAAGCTTTGTATCCAGCGCCAAGAACCAGCCATTCAAATCAAAACATTTATTTCTTAGCAGCGAAAAATGAAGGCAGTGGTGTTGTTGCAAATTATTATGATTCCAGAGGTGATATGTTTGTTTATGTTGAACCTAATAGTACCGCTACACAGACTAGAGATGGTAAAGATGCTTTTGAAATTAAAGGTAAAGTAAATCGCACTTATCAATTTAGACCTCAAGCAACTGCAACTGGCACAGGCTTTACTAATCCAGGTAATGCTATTAATACCAGTACAAGTGATGGAGCTACACAATCTTTTACTGCTGCTAGTAATGCTCAGTCAGCCGATCTAAAACTTGAACTACCTTCGATTGCTGGAAAAATAACAAGTGCTTCATTAAATTATTCAGCAGTAATTGTTGTCTCTAGTGAGACTGGAGATTCAGAAGCAATTATATATGATCGTTCTTTTGGTGCAGATACTACATTGATTTCAAGATCTACAAATGGTACTACCACTGAAGCATCTGGAACAAGGAATATATTATCTGACATACAGAACAATGGCAATCGACTTCCAGATGATTATGTATTAAGATTTCAACTATCAAGTACCGCTAATGGCACACAAGCGACTTGCACAATTAAAGATGTTTATCTAAAGTTTACTACTGAAGAAGATTATACCAATGAGCCAAACGCTGCTGCGTTGCAAGAAGTTAATTTAGATATGATATATTCTGGTAATGATGGCTTAACTAATTCTTGGGATTCTTCAGCTATAACCTATATTCACGACATACATCGAGACATGCTTATACGATTTGGTGGTGTAACAACATCTACGCCAGATAACTACTCTGATTTAAATACATCTCGATCTCAATCTAATAAAGAATGGTATGCACGATTTTGGCAATTACAACCAAAAACTTTAAGAGAAACTTTAGAGAAAATCCAGTTTGAAGGTGGCTTTGCTTTTCGCTTTAAAGCAGATGATAGTCCACAATATATTTATGTAAAAGATTCATATAGTAGTGCTGACTATACATTAGCAAAAGATGATCTGGCTAATATAACTGTGAGTAATACGTCTATTGCTGATCTAGTAAGTAAGTTTGTTGTGAACTATGAGAAACACCCTGGTAACGGTACTTATATAAATTCTCAAACTTGTACGAATGGCACTACTAGGACTAATTATAATATTGCAGCAAAAGAGAATATTGAACAAGTCAGCTTAGACTATATTGTGCAAAATGGTGCTGGTACAGTAGGCGCTACCGATCTTACTGGTGGCAGTCCGAATGATGGATTTGCTAATTATTACGGACATTTAGTATCTAATGTAAAGTTGATGATAGAAGCAGAGGTAATTAACCCAGCGCATATAGGTATTGAGGTAGGGGATATAGTCACATTTGATAATAGTGATATGTATCCAGAGAAAGCTTTTGGATCTGCCTGGACTAATAAAGCTTTTATGGTTATTTATTTATCACGCACTCCAGGTAAACTAAAAATTAAGGTAAGGGAAGTAGGCGCTATTTCTTAAAGAGGTATAATTATGGCAAAGTATTTTATTTATCCAACCGAAGGTCGTGAGACATCTGCATCTGTAGACAGTGGTTCTATTCCTGACGGTGGTGGATCTTACAGTTCTAACGCATCAAAGGTAACCAATGATGAGCGATTGGTTGATGGAAACTTAGGTGCAGCAGCGAATTTTACTGCGCAACATGCTACAATTAGAGTAGATAAAGGAAGTGGATCAATCGATAAAATCGATAGTATCGCTTATTACTCTACCGCAGCCGATGATGGTGGATTTAGAATATATACAAATAGCGCATCTGATAATTCTTCTGCTACAGAAAGAGCGACTTTTAACGCTACTACCGCTGGATGGAATGTCGATGTTGATATGACATTAGGAAATGCTGAACGATTTTGGTATATGTCAGCGCACGAAGAGGCAGTAGCTACAGTAACGCAAGTAATACTTGGTACAAAATTATCTTTAACCAATGTAGAATTATCTGGAACAGAAGGTAAGATACATGGGAATAAGATACTTACCAGTCAAGGTGGTGTAGAGTATTCAAATAAAAGACATGATGGTAAGAAGTTTTGGAATTTTAATTTAAAGTTTGTTAGTTCTACTTATAAAACAAGCTTGGAAACAATGAGAACTGCTCTATATGGCCCACACGATAAATTCTTATATTATGATGATTCTGCCTATTACTATGTGCGAATGTCTGATGATTCGCTACAGTTTAAAGAGGTAGCGTTTGGGGTCTATGACACTAATATAAAACTGATAGAGCAATTAAGTTAATCGATTCAATCCTTTAACTATAGAGTTTGATGATTTTCTCTTATCATCCATAATCCAATCAGCATAAGCATCTTCCGTATCTTTTACATTTGCATGACCTAAATGCTCTTTTACTGCATAGATATTCCCAGATTCTCTTAATAGAATTGTAGCGGAAGTATCTCTAAAGTCATGCGGTGTGAACTTAAAACCGACAGTATCACTTGCAACTACGATTCTATCGTAAACATTCTTTGAACTTATAGGAATCGGATAGATATGTGCTTCATCGTGTATAGTTTTAAAGTAATCATTAATGATTTTAATCAATCTCTGATGATGGTCTTTTAAAAAAGGAATCTCTAGCGGAGTATCAAATTCTTTTTTATGCCCTTTGTTCTTTATATAAGCGACTTCGCCTTCCATATCAATTTGATTCCAAGTAAAGTCTGGTCTACATAATTCACTAATACGACACCCAGTTAAAATATAAAGTTCAATGATAGCTTTTGTAATAGGACATATATCTTTATGGTCAAATATCATATCTAACTGATAAGGCTTTAAAGCGTTCTTTTTGCTCTTGGTAGCCTTTGGTAGCTTTATTGGTTTTGCGTTGATTGTACCCCTAATATTGCCCTCAGAAATCTGTTCCCTAGTCCAATTACCGATATGGTTTAAGCATCGCAAGTCTGATAGACCAGAGTTTTTCTTATTAGGGTTTCCGTAGCGCTTAAAATAGAAAGGATAATTAATTTTACAGAATGGAAAATCCATTCCTAAGTCATTTTCTAATTTACTCATTAATGCTTCGTAGCGCTTAATGGTTTTAACCGCATATTGCTTATAAGGTATTGCATTTACCCTAAATACTTTAAATATAACACCGATAGTTAGCTCTGGAATTATAACATTTGTTGAGTTGATTTTACCACTTAATTTCAAGCTAATACGGTCACGCTCTTCAATTAAACTTGCATCATTATATATAGTATATGCTTTTTCCCTACCATTAATTGTTATAGATCGGTAAGGGTTTTTATATAATTGTCTATATCCCTCTGGAATATACTTTATAAGATATTTATCATCATTTATTTGTGTAATTTTAGCCATTTTCACTAATCCTCATTAGTTATACGACTAAAAGTTATAACAGATATTACATTTATACAACTATTATGTTAATTGTAAATATTCTTTGCACATAAATTATATTTGTTTTAATATTTGTTACCAAATAAGGAAACATTTTACATGGGTAGACCAAAAATTGATACGCCAATAGCACCTCAAAGAAAAATAAAAGAGGTTTTAGATCGGCCGAATGTCCAAAGAAACCTATTCTGGTTAGCGAAGCAATCAAAGATAAATCATACGCTGCTTCACCAGATCGTTAATGGCAAAAGAAGGCTACAGGATTATCAAGCAAACAAAATTTTAAATACGTTACGAACTTTTAACATAGATGTTACTTATGATGAGGTCTTTATTTGAAAAACCTCTATTTAAGTAGACTTTAACATGATCCACATACCATGAGCCAAGTCAGAATACTATCAAGCGATAAATTAATCAAACGAGATTTCCTTTCCTACATAGGGTCGTTAGGCGCTTCCTTTCGTGCGACAACACCTAGCGACCCTTCTTTTAATCTAGCCTTCGATATTACAAGTCAATCTGAATTACATCGACAGCACCTTATCGTTGAGGTATGCCGAAAGCTGGACACATTAAACATAGAATATGAGGTGATTAGATGAGTGATTTATGGTGGTATATAAAGCATTATTTTATCGAGATAGTTCTTGTCTTGATGTTAGTAGCGGTTTTAATAAACAATAGGAGTCTATTATGGCAGTAAATAAAAGCACAGGAAAAATGAAAAGTCCTGTGAGAATGGATAAGATGATCGTAAAGAATCTTACCGTTAAATGGTCACATTTGCTTAAACCAGATCTTGAATATAATTCTGGTCATAGCGTTACAGTAGAGGTTAACAAAGACCTAGCTAAGTTGCAAAAAGAACTGGTTGCTCAAACTGGTGTTAAAAAGATCAATGGCCTAAAAGAAGATGAAGGTGTCAAGCTTGCGAGTTTTAAAAACAAGATACATAGCACAGAAGGTATTGAGCGTTTTCCAAAGATATATGATGGCGATGGTCAAGTGACTAGCGATTGTCCTTTTGGTGGTGACAAGATAAATGTAGTGATCAAGCCAAAGGTATGGGATATGAATGGTAAGCAATCTATCAGTTGCTACCTAGAGCAAGTTCAATGGGTAGAAAAGAATAGTGGTGAGTCGGTTACATTTGAAAGAATAGTAGATAAAGCAGATGATGTCAGCTTTGAAAATGACGACAAGCTACCCTTTTAATGAACAGTAAAGCAAAAGGCACAGGCTACGAGAATGAGTTGGTAAAAAAACTTGAAGAATCTGGTTTTGAAAAGGTCAAAAGAGCGTGGGGGTCGGATGGTAGGTCGATGGGAGAAGCGCCAGATGTTGACATTTTAGCAGATGGAATCAAGATACAAGCCAAGCGTAGAAGGTCTATACCTAAATGGTTAAATCTCGGTAATTGTGATGTGGTAATGTATAGAGAAGATAGAGGTATTACATTTGTTTCTATGACGTTTGACGATTGGGTAAGGTGTTTGAAAAGTGTCCTCTGATAGAGGGCAGACAATGTGCTTTTGCTGGTTATGATAAACAGGAAAGACTTAGATGTGGATTTGCAAAACATCCAAACTTTGTTTCGGAGATAAAGGTATGTCCTTTGAAACAAAAAAAGGCGAGACGGAAAAGACGATAATACTTGGTTGGCGCTGGGTAGTTGATCTACTCGCCTATATTTACGATGCGCTGTGTGATGGTTTACTTTCTCTATTAAACCGCCACTCATCCTCAGAACCGTTACATAGCGCAGAGGTTTGTGAGCATAATATATCTGATATAGTCCAGGGTGAAACTTATTATGGGGCAGAGGAGCATCAATATAATACTTATTGGTACTGCGAGGAATGTGGTGAAGAAATGACGAGCGAACCATAGAGGAGTAACTTATGCAAAGATGCCAATTCTGCACACAAATGTCAAGCAACACATTACATGGTATTCATATCTGTAATAAACATTATACAAACCCAGTGATCGAAGGTCTTATCTGTGATTTTTATAAAAAAGAACATCAGATCATGGGAAGGAATTACAATATAATGAAGCGAAAGTCTAATATGGCTTATACAAGACCCTGGAAGAATTTAATAGAATACTATCGTGCGAAGTGGGGATGGTTTAAATGAAATGGTATTTTATATACCTGTATCGATACTTCAAGGATGACAGAAGTGAAAAAGAAGCAGAAAATGTTGATTGGCTATTGAGAGTTAGTGATAATAAACGATTATTAAGATTATGGAGATGGTTACATGGCAGATGATATTATAAAGAAGATTGAAAAAGAATATCCTTTAATGACTAAAAGATTTAAAGAGATACAACGAGAGCAGTACGAGTTATTCTGTCATAAGCAGCATGATTATGGTTCACAGAATATATCGGTCGGTACAAGATTAGAAACGGAAGAGGAAGTACAGCTATCTCTTTATGGTCTATGGTTTAGAATGCACGACAAGATACAAAGAGCAAAGAATTTAATTATGCGTAAAGCAAGTGCGGTAGATGGTGAGCCACTAGAGGATTCATTTCTTGATCTATCTAATTATGGAATAATGAGCGTATTGGTTAGCTTGAAGATCTGGGGTAAATAATGTGGAAACCCTTTAGAGTTTCTCTACACAAGCCATTTGTAGGACTATATGCTTTATACGATGAAAAAGGTCTTATATATATAGGGCATTCTACGGATGTACCTAGAAGAGTTTGTCGTCACGATAAAAAACACAAGACCGCTAAGTATCGTAAGATGAATAGTTTAACGGAAGCAAGAAACTTAGAAGAAAAATTGATCAGAAGATTAAAGCCATCGCTAAACAAAGATTTTACAAGAGCGGAAATAGAGACTAAGACATTTTCATGTGCCTTAGAGTTGGATGTGTGGAAAGCAATAAAGATCAAACATGCGGTAAAAGATGTGCCTGTGTCTGATATAGTCAATGAAGCATTACGAGAACAACTTGAAAGGTGGGTCGAAATTGGTAACGAAGCAGGGTAGTTATTACCAGGTGGTAGAGGTTTATAAAAATTTAATTAGAAAAAGAACCAAAGAAGGAAAGGATAGCACAGCATTGAAGAAACGATTGCTTGCTATAATGGTGAAAAATGGCAAAGACGAAAGCGCATACAGCTTATAAGCTGAAAGATGGAACAAGGGTTAAGGGTGTTACAACCATTCTTAATAACCTGGGTTGGAATAAGAACATATTGGTAGCGTGGGCCAGAAGGACTGCATTGGCTGGTGATGACCCAGATGCGGTATTGAAGGAAGCTGGTGCGATCGGTACATTGGCTCATTATCTATGCGAATGTGATATAAAAGGCGAGAAAGCTGATATGACTGATTATTCAGCAGAGCAGATAGAGAAAGCAGAGAATGCTTTTTTAGGATACCTAGAGTGGAAAAAGATGACCAAGCCTAAGTACGAAGCGATTGAATTAAAGATGGTATCAGAAAAATATAAGGTAGGTGGTACTGCTGATTTTATTGCAAGGATCAATGGGTCTTTGGTGCTTGGTGATTTTAAAACGAGCAAGGGTATTTACCCAGAAATGACTTGTCAATTAGCAGCGTATCGGAAAATGTATTTAGAGATACAACCAAAAGCTTCTATAGAATCAGCGATGATTTTAAAGCTAGATAAGAATAGCGGAAATTTCTCGCATCACTTTGTGGGGAAGTCTCAGTTGGACTGGGGATGGAATGTGTTTAAAGCTTGCATGGAATTAGAGAAGTTGCATAAGGAAATATGAGAATGAAAACTGATAAGTATATAACTATGGATACTCAATTAAAAAACTGGAAAACTAAAACACCCCACGATGATGTATTGAAGCATCTAATGTTAAAAAGAAACAAACCTAATAGTATGAAAGAGAGTACCTATGAACTTCAAAAACTACAAATTCAAAAGATACATAGAAATTTCCCATCATTGAGACTTTATGGTTTTCACAAAGAAGCTAAAAAATATGCAATAGAAAAATGGAATGTTTGTTCGGAAGATTACGAAAGGCCAATTGGTCTGCCTGATGCCTACATTTTTGATGAGAAAGGTGTTTTTATAGTTGAAATAGAAAATCATTCAAGATTAACAGATATAAGAATTAATAATTACTATGCTTGGTGGCAACAAATTGATTTTATTCAATATGTACCTTTATACTTAATGGAATTTAATAGATTTGGTGAGTTTCAGCGTGATATTATAAAAGAATCTTTTGACGAAAGACCTTCTACTGAAATATTAAAAGAGGTTTGTAATAAATTGCATAAGGAGCTATGATGTGGATTATACCAAAGAACTTACCCATTTATCATTATGCACAGGATATGAAGGTATTGGGCGTGGACTCAGAAGAATTTTCCCAAATGTCAGAGAAGTCGCTTATGTGGAGATCGAAGCCTTCGCTATCGCAAACTTGGTTGCGAAGATGGAAAAGGGTTACTTATATGCGACACCTATCTACACGGATCTTAAGACCTTCCCATACAAAGAATTTTATGGAAAAGTGGATTTCCTCTCAGCAGGCTTTCCTTGCCAACCGTTCAGCGCCGCTGGTCGCAGAGCTTCCACAGAAGATCCTCGACACCTTTACCCCTACATCGCAAAAGGAATCTCAGAGTGCAGACCAACTTATGTTGTTCTCGAAAACGTCCAAGGGATTATCTCAAGTAAAACAGCCGATGGCGAGTCGGTACTCAAGTATGTCCTCGGAGATTTGGAAGAAAGAGGTTATCGAACATCGTGGGGAGTATTCTCAGCGAGTGAAGTTGGCGCTCCACACCAGCGGAAGAGAGTGTTTATCTTGGCCTACCGCAGATGCGACCAATGTTAGTGATGGAATACCGTGGGAAATATCTGGCAAGCAGTTAGAGGAGAGAAGAGCTAGAGTTAAGATAGCGGTAGCAGAAGGTAAAACTAAAGCTGGAAGTGGCAGATCGGTGAATTTAGCGATGGCAGTACAGAGAGAATTAGCGTGGGCGACACCAACAACGCAAGATACTATCGAGCATAAAGATATGAAGTTAAACGAAAAAGGTAGGAGATTAACTAAAGATGGTAAAGACTCGCATTCGGTAGGATTAGGTGATCAAGTAAAAATAGAGAAGGGTTGGCAAACCCCTACAACTAGAGATTGGAAAGATACAGGAGATTTTAAAAAATGGAAAAGTTTAAAAAACCATCAAATGTCATTACCGAAGCAAGCTGGCCTACTAGACCAGGGCAAGAGCAGTACGAATGGGAAGAGCCAAGAGTCACCAAGCGTACTCAATCCGAATTGGGTGGAACAGATGATGGGATTGCCAGTGGGGTGGACTCAATTACCAACCGAGTGGACAGATTAAGGTTGCTTGGGAATGGTGTAGTGCCACAGATGGCAGAGAGAGCAATTAGAGTGTTACTAAGGAAATTACATGATTGATATAATAGTAAAAGTAGCTGGGTCGGTTTTTTGTTTAGGTGTGGGTGTCGCATTATTGGCTTTTGGTCTAATGGTGTTAAGCGCATTCTTTGCAGAGATATACGGTAGAGTGTTTCGTGCCAAATAAAGCTGCAAAAGTTCGGAAGCGACAGAAGATGTTAAAGCGAAAAGCGATCGCTGAATATAAAGCTAAGAAACGTAGGGAAAGAAAAGATGCCAGAAAAGAAAGTTAAAGATTATTGGGATGAGGATTGGCGAGACTGGAAGAATGGCTGGCCTTATACTGGTGATATAAATAATAAAAAGTATTTAGCTGATAGAGATAAGCTATTTAAAGAAGGCGGTAATGGTTGGTGGTATTTTGCTGGGTATCAGATACGAGCTAAGAAGAAATGACCGATCTTTTCTTAAAGCATGTAGAAAGAATTAAGGAAACCAGCTCTGGTCAGTTCTTAGGCTTGTGTCCATTCCATGATGATCGGAAGCCAAGCTTTAGTTTTAACGAAGAAGGTGCTTTTTACTGTCATGCGTGTGAAATCAAGGGAAATGCAGTAAAATTTGCAGAGTTGGTCGGAGAAAGTACCTCTAATTTGCCTAAGACGGTCGTTTCTAAGAAGAAGGTTAAGTCATGGTCGATGCCAGATGTTCTCGATGAGAGCAAACAAGAGATGGTCTTTAGTGCAAATGATGCTTTATTAAAGAATTTTGAGCGATTTACAGAAGGATTGCCCTGGAATCGTGAGATTGTCAAGAAATTGTTTATTGGCTGGGATAATGGATTCGTTTTTCCTTACTTGAATGGCGATGGCCAGCTTGTGAATATAAAATGGCATAAGAAGAAGCAAGTAAAGGGTCACGCAGCTACGTTTGTCTTTCCATTTTGGCACATGATGGTAAAATATGACCCAAGTAGGACATTATATGTTGTGGAAGGTGAAAAAGACTGTATTTCTATGATCAGCAGTGGTAAACAAGCGATCACATTTAATAATGGTGCGAATACAAACGTGCCAAAAGAGTTGGTGGCTATTATAAAAGGTAAATTTAATGATATTGCAGTGATATTTGACCAGGATGAAGCTGGTCGGAAGGCTACACAAAAGATAATGAGGATTTTTAATGCGTAAAGCGGATATAAAGCTAGAAGAAGGTATGGATGTAACGGATTTCTTAGCTAATGGTAAAATGGTAAAGGATGAGAAGAAGGTAGAAGTAAATGTAATCAGTGGCTTGGATATTTGGGATACAGATTACCATCCGATCGAATGGGCCATAGCAGATATGATTCCGATGCGTAAGAAAACGGTAGCGGTCGGTGATTTTGAGGCTGGGAAAAGCTATTTATACTTAGGTGCTGCTTTATCGTTGGCTTCTGGTAAGCCTGACTACTTAGGTTTTAAGATTCAAAAGCAACGGAAGGTTTTATATGTTGACCTGGAGAATGGTAAAGATGAAACGATCAAGCGAATCCAGGATCTTACAATAGGACATAATATAGATAAAGAGAATTGCAAGGATACGCTTCGGTTGGTGACTAAGCCTGGTGATTTTTCTGATGTATTTACAATGATCGTTGGTCAAACGGAATCGTTTAAGCCAGATGTGATTATTATAGATAATCTTTATCAGCTTTCTGGTGCGAGTAATATAGCTGATGCAGATAAGATAAAGCCATTGTTGGCTAAAGTGGAGAATCTTCGGTCAAATAGTGAAGCTGCAATCGTACTGATCCATCATTTTAATAAGAATACCCAGGAGCAAGGGATCACGGAAGAGCGCATGGCTGGTTCAAGTACGATCAACTGGTGGTACGAGTATTGTGTAATGCTATGCAAAACCAATCAACCCTTTAGCATGTATGCGGTGGGTAAGAGTCGCATGGGTGCGAAGAATCCTGGTATTTACGGAATAGAGATCAATGACAAGACAGGCGGTGGGGTAGCGGTGGAGTGTGGTGGCTTGATCTCTAATGAGCATGTGAAGGGATTGGTGATTCCAGAGCGTAGAAAGACCAAGTGGGAAGCAAGTTTAAATAGGATGTCTGATGAGTTTACTACGAATGATTGGTTAAATGTCTGTGGTGATCAAGATGGTGGCTCGGTGGTAGATGCCACAGCGTACCGATGGTTGAAAGAAATAGTGGCTATTGGGTTGATTGATAAGTTTTCTTATGGTAATTATCGTAAAACTAAGCTAGAATTTTACAAAAATGACTTCCAGGAGTGAGGCCAAGAGTTTTGCGAGTCTTGCGAGTCTTAAGGGCAAGACTCTCAACACTCTCACTTTATCTGGGGGTCACTCCCTTTTTTTAACCCTTTTGTAATAAATATAATAACATTTACTCTATAATATAAAAATGAAACTCTCATTTAGTAAAATGACTCTTACCCTGGTAATATAAATATAAAAATAACCATTTGTAAAATAATATAAAGACACCCTATGGATAGAGATATAAAAGATTATAATGACCTTTTCAGCCAAATTATAAAAGAAACCGATCTTAAAGACAAAGACCCTTTAGGATATAATATACAAGAAGTTTTAACCGATGGGTTTAATCATAATCAATGTCCTCATGGTAGGCCCGAATTGGATCACTATTGCATTTTAGCATATAAAGATGAGAATGAGGATTTACTTTGTATGGCTATGTACGATTGGTCAAAGCATATCCAAGTTGAGGGTCTCCGATCTTGTTTTTTAACAATGAAATATGATATGAAATTAGCCGAAGCTAATCGTAGGCGCAAAGGTAATTTTAAAGGCGCTAAGTATGATAAGGTTAATAGAGACTAGTTATATTTTTCTTTCATTTTCTTTTCAAAATCCTCTTCAGTCCACACTAACCATTCTGAACAAAACTCATCTTTATCATTTATATATACATCGCACATTATAGAAGCTTTTAGATTTTTTTCATTACAATACCATTTGAAAACAATTAAGGCATCTAAGTAACTATCTACATAATGCATTGAGCCATTATCATGGCAATCTTTAAACTTTACACCTTTATATGTGTAATTTTCAAATCTACTAGGTTGATCTTGCGCAAAACTTCCACTGCTTGAATGAATTAATAGGTCTACATCTTTTTCATCTATTTCAATATTCATTTTAATACCCTTTCTTATTAATTATAAAAATACCCTTAGTGAAATAATATAAAATCATTCAACCTCGCTTTCTTTAATGTCCTTGATGATTGCTTTAAATTCCTTAAGGTCTGATGTAAATATCATAGAATCGGTACTAAATAACCTTCTATGTTCTAAAACCTTATAAAAATTCTCCAATTTTTCTATTGGTGTATGATTATCGAAATCATCTTTATCCATATATAAAGATTCGTAAAAATGATATTCCATCACTCCACCTCACTATAAAAAATATGGTTTTCTTCACTTGCTTCTGCATAGTCTAAAAAGAATTGTGAAACATCTTTAATTTCTATACTGCCATCTAATAATCCACTCATTAATTCTTGTGTATTATTATTTAAGTTATCTAAGTGTTCGTATAACCATAACTTATGATCTAGATCTTTTACTTTTTTCATTCTATTACCCTTTCGTTGTTAATATAAAAATACCCTTAGTGAAATAATATAAGATCACTCCACCTATCTATTCCTTTGATTTTCAAAATATATATCATTCAATTCATCTAATGATACATCATAACGATTTATTAATGTATTAATCATCTCTTCTGCATCAACCCTACCCATTCTACCAACATCGCCCCAATTCTGAAAAAACCTTGTTCTCTCATTTGCCTCATCGATACAATCTACGCAACACTTATCTTGAGCAAAGTTTCTTTCTAGTGGTTTATCGGTTTCCTTACCACACCATTCACATTCTTTTACGTTTTCCATTTCCTACCCTTTCGTTGTTAATATAAAAATCTTAATAAACCCTTTGATCCATAATATAAAAACCCTTTGGTCTATAATATAAAAATCTTGAGTTCTAATTAATCACTTCTTCTAATAAATTCCCAAAGCTCATCCCACTCGCCATTAAAACAGTTTCTTTCGTGCAATAATACGCCCTCTTGATTTGTATGTCTTACAATCATCTTGCCATCTTTTAAACGGATGTTTATTTGCGCTCCTCCTTTTTCAAGAGCTTTTTTATTTTTATTAGTAGTTGTATTGAAAATATCAGCTAAAAAATTATTAACAACCTCTTTTGGGAAAAACTCATCAAGGTAAAATTCAGTTCTTCCGTTCATTAAGTCATTTAAATAATTAATAAATTTATTTTCATCCCAATTTTTAAAATCCATTTTATAATTAAATTCTTTATCCATTAATTTCTTCATCTCTTCTATGCTCATTTCAGTTCCTTTCGTTTTATTACTAGACACCCCAAAAAAGGGGCGTTTCGCTTTTTAAAAGCTCATCAGTAGTAATTATCCAATATTTATTAAATCCTTGCTTATTAGCTCTAAAAAAGTCCTATAATCATTGGGCGTTAATGTCATTGGGTCAACCTCTAAAAAGTCCTTTATAACAAGCCTTAATTCATTTTCCTTTCTAAATTGCGATTCAATATGAGTTAAATTTCTTCTATCTCTTTCCTCCCAATAATATGCAAACTTTTGAGCCTCTTTAATACTCATTGGTTTTTTAATATTCTCACCTATGGGGGTTAAATAATAAAGGTTGTTTTCTTTATTCTTTTTAATAACCTTCGTTTTATTTGTTAGGATATTAAAAGCTACGCACCAATAACCACGAGGCGCTTTATCTCCCAACCCTTGAGCCTTCCAAGATTTATAATTTCTTGAACGCTTAAATACATGTAATTGCATCTGTCCAAATGTCATTGGATTCAAAGCCAACTTATTTAATAAACTATTTACGCTTTTCATTTTCTTATCCTTCCACGATTAGTATTGAGTTGTTGAAATGTGTTCTTTCTTCCCTTGCAAATTCTAAGGCGTTGTTAAGATCAAAACCCTTATATATAACGCTTATTATTTGCCTTTGCCCTAAATGGGTAATCTTGAAAACTTCCCAAGCATTCAAGCCAAATATCAATGGCTTTCTTTTGATTTTTATTTCGTGCTTAGTCATCATATCAAATCCATTTCTTGCAATAATTCCTCGCCTCTTATATAAGCAAACATATTAACAACATGCTCAGCGCTAGAAAAATCCGTTATAACTTCGCCACAATTACTAAGCTCATATTGCTTTATATATTCTATTACTTGAAATGTTTTATCCTCTAGCCATTGAGTAGCTTTATAAGTGCCAATTATATAATAATCCTCATTAAATAAATGAAAATGCAAATCCTCTTTCCATTCATCGGTGAAAGTTTCATTTTCTTTCCACTCTTTTATGGAATCATTAATATAACTTTTAAGCTCATCATCTTTGAATTCAATAAACATTATTTACGCTCCTTCAACAAAGCCATAACCATTTGCAAAACTTCGTTTCTTTGAGTGTCGTCAAGTTTAGTTATTCCGTTCTCAATCATTTCAACTTCCAATTCTCCATTTAATGAATATAAATCAGCATTCATTAGAATTAAGATTTCTTGGAGTCCTTTTATTAAATAATCATTTCCAAGTTCTTTTGCAGTTTCGAGTGTTTCGTTCATTTCATTTCCTTTCGTTGTGTTCTTTAACATGGTTAAATATAGTAACACATATTACTTAATGCAACACTTATTTATACTTTTATTACCCCTTATATATATATTACAAGAAATTTTCAAGAGCGACCAAACAAACACACGCAACCGAAACAAAATGATTTCCGATTTTTACGATTGAAATTGCTTATTATCTACCGATTGTTGATTTTATGCCCTATGGTATGCGAACAAATGATTCTTTTTAGCTTAGATAATATGATTTTATTCAATAATAAATCGAGTCCACAAGGTGCAATTTTGGCGTGCGTCGGATTCCGTGCCTAAATTTTTTTTATGATTTTTAAGCAATAGGATATGTTACAATAATGGACTGGCCAATCATCACAGAAAAAGACTATGAAAGACTCATAGAATCAATCGATCTCGGAGACGAGTTCTTCCGCAAACTAGCCATCTTCCGCTCTGGCCTAATCGAACCGCACATGCGCCACTGGCAGCTATCAGCACACGAAGCCTACGACAGCCTATCCCAACGAGAGTTGCAAGTGTTTAAGATGCGCCTAAAATCACATAGCTTTCCACTGATCGCAGACAACCTGGAAATATCTGAGTCATCCGCAAAGACCTACTGGCGCAGAGCCATTCGCAAGTGCTGGGTCTTATTTGATGTCGTCTAAAGCCTAATTACTGAAACTATTACAGGAATTACTATGGCCAATAAAAAGAAGGGTAGAAAACCAGTAGACGTAAGTGGAGATAAGGTGGAGATGCTTTCGAGCTTTGGTTGTTCAACGGTGGAGATAGCGAGACTACATAATTGTAGTGAAACCACTATCCGTACAAAATTTAGAGAAGAGATCGAGCGTGGCAGAGAGAACATGCGCATCAAGCTTCGCCAGTTACAATGGAAGCAAGCCGAACTAGGGAATACTAGCTTGCTTATTTTCTTAGGTAAACAATATTTAGGTCAATCCGACCGTAACGAACTGGAATTAGTAGGCAACCTTGAGGGATTACTCAAAGAGTGTGGCTACGAAGATTCACCGATTGAAAAGAAAAGTTTTAAACAAACAGAAGCTCTGGAAGATCCTCAAGTACCAGCCCTCGCCTAATCAGCAATCTGTCCACGACTCGACCGCAAGGTTTAGAGTCAATGTGCAAGGCAGACGATCAGGCAAAAGCTATAGTGCTGCTAAAGAAGTCTTACCGTACATCCTAACTCCTAATACGAGAACCTGGATATGTGCGCCTACATTAGAACTTGCAGACAAAATTGTTAGAGAATTAAAAATAGACATTCTAACAAAACTGAGACTTCCAATAGCAACGAAGAAAGAAGTTAGTGGAGCATTACACTATTTAAAGCTAGCTGGACTTAATAGCGAAGTATGGGCAAAAAGTTGCGAACGCCCAGAAAGTTTGGTGGGTGAAGGAATTGACCATTTAATTGTAGAAGAGGGAGCAAAGATACGAAAGGTTGTATGGGAACAATATTTAAGACCGACATTAGCCGATAGAGCTGGTTGGGCATTATTTACCACAACACCTGAAGGATATAATTGGATATATGACCTATGGCAACGAGGAAAATCAGAGGAGTTTCCAGACTGGGAGTCTTGGCAGCATCCAAGCTGGGAGTCTCCATTTTTTAAAGATGACATTGAAGAATTAAAGAAAACACTAACCTATGAAACCTGGCAACAAGAGTTCGGAGCGCAATTCACCTCATTCAGCGGAAGGGTCTTTCCGTTTGATCGCACCATACACATCCAAAAACTCAAGTATAACCCAGATCTTCCTACCTATGTGGGTATCGACTTTGGATACAGAACCAGCGCAGCAGGATTCTTTCAGGTGGAGCAACGCAAAGATAAAGATAAAGTATATCTGATCGATGAGATATGGGAAGAGAATATCAAGACTGAGGACTTTGCAGACAAAGTGAAAGCGAAAGGTTATCCGATTATTCGTCACTTTGGCGATCCAGCAGGCGGTGGCGTTCAAGCGCAAAGTGGTATTGGTGATATAGAAATATTTAAAAAGAAAGGTATTCGAGTTGACTTTAGGCAAGATAGAGTTTCTCGCAATATCGCTAACGGTATCTCACACATGAGAACCTGGTTTGAGGATGCTGCTGGAAATCCTCATTTTTATGCCGATAAAAGATGCGAAAAGTTTATATCTAGCTATGAGAACTATCGCTATCCAGAGAAGAAGAAAGACCAAAGACTTAAAGAAGAACCACTCAAGGATGGTCTAAATGACCACGCAAACGATGCTTCGAGATATTTTTTCTGTAACCTTTTTCCTATAAAGTCGAGAGAAGCAGGAGTAATTGACTGGTGATAATACAAGATCTATCTGAACAACTAATAATTGATAGCCTATCAGACTATCTAGGCAATATTGAGACTCAACGCACAAGAGAGCGTGAGTATTTACTTGATTTTTACGAAGGCGTAAACATAGAGAACTATGTAGGCGAATACTTTGCGAGCGAAAGCTTACAGCAAGTACCTATGTTCACCCAGAACCTAACAAGGCGTGTATGTAAGGCCAGAGGGCAAGCATACAAACGACCCCCTCGTATGAAGGTCGATGAGCGCTACCAAGATTTCGCAGACCTACAAGACCTTAATTCTAAGCGTAGACAATTAGAGCAGACTACATTTCTACTTGGAACTATGGGTTTTCGCAGTCTTTGGAATCCAAGAAGCAACAAGGTAGAGTATGAGTTACTCCCCTTTTTAGAACCGTTGTTCTTACCTGGTGAGAAAGAGCCTTTTGGCTGTATCTATGCTATCGAGAACGAAGGGATGTCTAGGCTTGCTAAACAAGAATTTATTGTATGGACTGCCGATCGTGAAGGTATGCCTGGTAAACACTTTGGTATTGATGCGAATGGCGACAAGTTCTCATTTAACGAAGGGGATGTAAATCCTTATGGTATTTTACCAGTATCGTTCTGTCACAAGTATTCACCGATCAGAGATTTCTTTGTAGGGGGAGCTGAAGATGTAGTGAGAGCAGACCTAGCCTTATCCGTAGCAGCGATGGAAATATCCTTATGTATCAGACTGGGTGCGATTGGTGTAAAGTTTGTTACAGGCGTAGATGATAGATCTCGCATAAGTATGGGAGTCGATAAAATTTTATATCTCCCAGAAGGTGCAAATTTTGGCGTTACTGGGCCATCTGCGAGTATAAGTGACTTAATCTTAGGTGCTAAGTATTTGGTCGAGACTACTCTCAATAATAATCAGCTTCGTGTAAAATTTATAGACTCTCACGGTAATGCAGAATCAGCCGAAGCCTTGAGAGTTCAAGAGATTGATAACTACTCCGAAGTCCAAGCCAACATCGAAGATACCTGGAGAGCCTGGGAACATAAGCGCTTTGAAATTGACAAGCGTATTATCGAGGTACAGACAGGCCAGAAACTTAGCGATGAGTATCTGGTAGATTTTGAAGAGCCACAGATATTATCACCATCTGAAGAACGAGAGATGTTCACCTGGTTATTCCAGAACAAGCTAGCCACAAGAAAATCATACCTAATGCTAAAGAATCCTGATATGCTTCCAGAAGATGCAGAAGCCTTATTAAGTGAAGTAGATGATTCTGAAGCACAACCAGAACAGAATAGGCTTTTAAATAGATTGCAAGGCTAATGCCATTATCTCAATCTATTGATAGTGCAGTTGCAGACTTCGAGGCTAGGCTTACCGAAGCGCAAGATCAATTTACCCAAGACGTAGAAGAATTACGAGAGCAGGGGTTGTCTACTGAGGAGATACTAGCTATCTTGGCTGGTATCTCTATGGTAGACTACTGGTTAGCTGATTTACAGATGCAGCAAGCAGTTAATCGTTTAATGGTCAGTTTTGACACGCTATTAGATGATGCGGTATTCTTTGGTAAAGTATCTGAAACGCAACTGGTCGCATTACGCAACATGCAACAAGCCTCTATCTTGAGATACACTACCGACATTAGTGAGAGGGTACGATTATCATTAGTGCAAGGGGTACTTCAGAAAATGCCTCGAAAAGACATTAGTGCTATGTTGTTAAGAGATTTATCTATAAAACCCTATCAAGTCGATACGCTTATCACCACTTCAATGGCAACCTACTCACGATCACTCACTTTATTACAGTTAGAACAAAACCCCACGCAAAAATTAATATACAATGGCCCAATGGACTCTAAGACCAGACCAGTATGTATTCGGATGTTGAAAGAAGGTGGGATGACACAGGAGCAAGTAGAAGCCAAATATCCAGGCGCACTTCGTGACGGTGGCGGATTTAATTGTCGACATCAGTGGGTTGCATTGTCACCGACTACTCAAAATAAGGATATACAGCAGAAAGCTAAAGTAGCTTATCAAGGGATGGCTGCTAAAGCAACAAAAAAGGGAAGAACATTTAAAGTGCCACAAACTTTGGAGCAGTATTACAGATGATTAGTTTAGCGAAGCTATACAGATTTCCAGCAGTGTTCTTTAACTCACTTGGCCAAAATGTAGTTAAAGCACATAGGCGTTATATAAGGCAACTTAAAAAAAGTCATACTGGAAGAAGATTTGTAAAATATACAACTGCCTATGCTAAGAAAAAAGCAGCTGGCAAAGCAGCAAAAGGTAGAGCGCAAATGAGTAGAAGCACCGTTCCAGACTTAACATTGACTGGTGATATGCTAAACTCTTTAAGAATGATCGTAGCAGAGCCAAATGGGTTTCGCTATGGTATTACCGACCCAAAGCAAGCTGCAAAGCTAGAGGGAAACCAAACTGGTATTTTTGGTAAAAATGTAAAGAAAAGCAAAAAAAGAATTATCTCTTCTGAGAATCACGCAGTACCCCCAGAGATTAGGGAAATGATTATGGAAGAAATGAGTAAACAAGTAGTAAGACAAATAACCACAGAACTCAAAAAGAATAAAATGGGTTTTAAGGTTTACACCATATAGGAGATATTATGGAAACGGACGTAAAAGTCGAGCAGCAAGCTCAAGCCGAAGAACAGGCTAATGTTCAAGAAAGCACCAACACTTCCTCTGAAGTTGGAGAGCTTATCGCAGATGCGAAGAAGTACAGAACACAGAGGCAGGCAGCTGAAGCAAGGATAAAGGAATTGCAAGGTCAACTCGATGATCGTGAAGAAGCAGAAATGCAGAAGAACAACGAGTGGCAGGATCTAGCTACCAAGTACAAGTCTGAACGAGATGAGTACAAATCTCAGGCAGAAGAAGGTCTACAGATCAAAGAATCTGTGCGAAAAGAGCTTCTTAATCAACTATCTGACGAGGATCGAGAATTTGCGATTGATCTACCAACTGAAAAGTTGCAGAAATTCGTAACTCGGTCAAGTAATCAAACAGTTAAAACAAATGAATCTTATTCCACACCGATGCCCGATAGATCGGTAAATCCTTTTGCTGAGATGACGAAAGAGCAGAGGCAAAGTAATTGGAGTAAGGTTTTATCAAACTACGCTAAAAAGTAGCGTAGAAAGGTAGAAATCGAATGGCATTATCAGAGAATTTTGCTGGCGCTTCGGTCACTACAACTACCGCTAGAACATAGTTTGTGGCGGTATAAAATCGCGGAATTAAGCTGGAAGGCTAAGTCGTAAGATAAGCTAATCAGAACCGAAGGCTATACTAAGTATGGTCAGGGGCAGAGCATAGATCTTGAAATAACAGATCCAAGAGGCCGCGACAATCTAAATGATTGAAAAGATATGCCGAACTTTAGGGAAACCTAAAGAAATAAAGGATAAAAAGCCTTTATGATAACAAATTGGCAAATTTTATACCAGAGATTTGGACTGATGGAATTAAAGCATATTTAGAACGCAACCTTGTGTTTGAACAATGTGTGGATACTTCTTTAAACGGTCTAGTTAAAGGTAGAGGGGACGTTTTTCACATTCCCAAATTAGCAGAGGTAAGTGATGCGGCGAAGGCAGCAGAAACATTAGTAACATACGCAGCTTCAACACATGCGAAGTCCGATCTTACGATCGACCAGCATCGTTACGCTGCAAAATTAGTAGAAGATATAGCATCAGTACAGTCAATTCCAGGACTTTTTGAGAAAGAAGTTAGTGGGATGGCTTATAGCCTTGCAAAAACTTACGATGCTTTTATAGAATCAAAAGTTGAAGCAGCGACTACTAATTCAACTGCTTTAGGAACAGACAACACAATCACAGCAGCCGAGATTCGTGGGGGAATGAAAACTCTCATGGAAGCGGATGTAGACACTAACGAGTGTAATTTCGTGGTTTCACCAGCGCTTTATACAGCGATGCTTGGAATCAGTGATTTTGTAGATGCTTCTAAGATGGGTGCAGGCCCATCAGCATTGAAAAATGGTCAAATAGGAATGCTTTATGGCATGCCTGTTCTTCACTCTACAGTCATGGGGTCATCAGGCTCTACTGGCGTGGAAGTTGGATACATTTTTCATCCAAGTGCGGTAAGTGCAGCTAGACAATTAGAGCCAAGAGTTCAGTCAGAGTATTCTGTTGACTTCTTAGGTACTAAAGTTGTCTCAGACATGCTTTACGGAGCAGTAACAGTTTTTGAGGGCAGAATACAGGAATTTAAGAATCCTTAATCCTTAATTACGAATAGGAGATCAATATGGGGGGTATGTATTTATCCCCCATTCCTTATTATGTTTAGAACATACGATTATCAATGTAAAAAATGTGACAAAGTCTTTGAAGCCATGACCAAAGTGGATGAAAAGGCTAAATGCGCTTGTAGCTCTACCG